TAAGAACAAAGGCGTTATCAGTGAAGCTGAAATATCTGAGAACTTTGAGGTTCATTTTTCCGATGGAATTAGACAGGCCAAAAAGTTTAAAGACATCAAATCAGCTATCAGATTCGCTAAAGAGCTTATAGCTACAAATAAAAGCTTACAGCATGTAGATATATTTAAAGGCGGTATTGATTCAACTGCTGATTCAAAAGGTCTTATATCTTGGTGGGGACCTGGTTCATATTTTGATAATATGTCAAAAAAAGACCCATCAATAGCGTCTAAACAAATGACATTAAATGAAGCAGATGCTAATGTAGCAACTGATCCAGCTGTAGATAAAGTAAACCCGTACTTCTTGAAGCGCGGTATTAATATGTTGCTGTCAAAAGAAAAAGAACTTACTAACGATTCATATATCAAGGCTCTTAACAAGGCCGCTAAAGCTCTTGAAAACGATTCGCATGCTTTTGATGAAGAGATGTTTGCTAATGCTAAAGACGTTAAAAAGGCAGATAAGAAGCTTGAAATGAAATACATAAAGAAAGGAGACCTAAACGATACCGATAACGAAATGAAAAAAGTTAAGGTAAAGGCTCTTAAACAAGCAGCTTTAAAAGAGCTTAAAGACTCCCTTAAAAAAAAAGATCAAATTAACGAAGACGCCCACTGGAGTCATATAGTAGGATCTAATGTTCACACGCCAGATGGTGAAGGAACTATTAAAGAAATTATTGGAGGCACCTTAACCGTTGAACTTGAAGACGGAACGCTAAAAGATTATCAGATCAATACTATAGATCATCATACAGCAAAGGCTCAAGAAGAGGCTAGTATGAACTTTGCAGACGAGCCAGCTAATCCTAAATACAACGTTAAGAAAGACATTTCTGGAAGGCTTGTTCAAGCAACAAACGATGAAGGCGTTACTTTTAGTATGAATGATGAGGCTATTACTAGAGATACAAACAAAAGAATTAAGATAACAGGATTCGAAGAGACTCAAGGAAAAGTAATGGCTCTATATAATAGAGGCATGTTCTTTAGTTCTATCGATATAGACGGGTTAGAAAAGCCAAAAGATATGAGATTTTCCCATCCGTTTGGAGGCAGTACTATAACTGAAAAGATTAAACAGTACATGGAGAAGTTTAAAGGCGATAAAGATAAGATGGGTAAACTTAAGGAGGCAATAAAGAAATTAAAAGAAGCTAGTGCTTTAGTTGTACCTAAAACGGCAACTGGACCACAAATAGATAAAATTGTAGCAGCCGATCCTACAATAAAAACAGGTCAAAAAATCGACATAGTACGTAAATAATGAATAAACAACTCTTAATAGAATACAACGCATTTCAGCCGCTTCCTGGTTCATTAAACGAGGCTAAACGTCTGGCTAATGGTAATATGATCGTGTCTGGTTTGGTGCAAGCCACAGACAAGCCAAACGCTAACAGAAGGATCTATCCTTATCAGGTATTAAAAGAGCAGGTAGATGTATATATGGCAGGTCCAATAGCTGAAAATAGAGCGCTAGGTGAATTAGATCATCCAGAGTCATCAGTTATTAACCTTAAAAATGTTAGTCATAACATTATGAAATTGTATTGGAACGGTAAAGACTTATATGGAGACATAGAAATACTACCGACTCCATCCGGAAATATATTAAGAGAATTGTTTAAGAATAATATAACAGTCGGCATTTCATCTAGAGCTATGGGAACTACTACACCTATTGGTGAAGGTTTAGTTCAAGTAGAAGATGATCTAGAATTAATATGTTGGGACTTTGTGTCTACTCCATCTACTTATGGCGCGTATGTAAGACCGGTAGCCGGGCTAAGAGAGTCTAAAGACTATTCTGTATCTTCTACAACTAATAAAATACATGATCTTATTTCAGAGATCATATGTTCTCAGTCAGGAGTTTGCTGTATTAAGTAAAAAGTATTTTCAAGAATACATATTTTTAAGTAGATACTAGATATTTATTTGATATGCGCCATTATCTAATATGGCGCTACTATACACAATCCTTATATTGCTTTAATCTAATAAGCAATCCCCGAAACCCATTTATTGAAAATGAGCAATCTTTACCAAGATGCTATTCTCGACGCTAAAGCGCTCCGTGCTTCTGCTATGGCTAATGCCAAAGCGGCCCTCGAAGAAGCTTTCGAACCTAAAATCCAAGAGATGATTCGTTTGAAACTTCAAGAAGAAGAAGACATGGAAGAAGCTAAAGACGTTGAAGAAGGCATGCAAAAAAAGAAAGATGAAGTAGATGAAATGAAACATGACGGTATTGAAGAGGACTACTCTGAAGACGGAATGCAAGATGAAAACTACGACATCAAAGAGAGCGAGCTAGAAGAGATTTTAGCTGAACTCGAAGAGCTTAGTGCTCAAGACGAAATGAAGCATGATTCTGAAAAAATGACAGATGAAAGCTTAAATGAAGCTGAGGAAGATGAGGAAGAAGAAGACGAGGAAGAAGAGAAAGAGGAAGATGCTGACATGGCAGACGCAGAAGAAGAAGCTGTTGGTGATGAAACTAAGGTAATTGATATTACACTTGGTGATCTCAAACAAGTACTTCAATCTGTAATGGCTGGTCAACAAGACCTCGGACTTGCTTCTGATGAAGCTGATTCTGATTCTGAAGCAGAAGCTGAAATTTCTCTTGATGAAATTCTCGCTGAACTAGAAGCTGAAGGCATGGAAGACTCACAAAGTCGTGATGCCGGCTACGAATCAGCAAAACAAAAGACTGTTTATCCAGAAATGGAAGAGTCAAAAAAAGAAGATGGTATGGATAAAATGGAAGAAGAGCTTGAAGAAGCTAAGACAACCATTGAAACTCTACGCCAAGATCTTCAAGAGGTTAACTTGCTAAATGCAAAGTATCTCTACATGAACAAGTTGTTTAAAGCTAAAACTTTAACCGAATCTCAAAAAGTAAAAGTAATTAATGCTCTTGACCGTGCCAGTTCTGTAACTGAGGTTAAGAACACTTACGAGACTTTAAAAGAATCATTTGAAGTTAAGAAACAACTTAAAGAATCAATTGGTTTTGCGTCACAAGCAGCTGGTATGGCTCCAAAAACTCAAATTATCGAACAAGATAATGGAATGAGTAGATGGCAGATACTTGCTGGTATTAAAAAAAATAAATAAAATTTAACAAACAATGGCAAATTTAGTTCAATCCCTATTGACTGAATCCGCTCAAACAGCTCACGCTGATCAACATGGTGTTGCTCAGAAGCTTACTAAGAAGTGGAACAGGTCTGGTCTTCTTGAAGGCCTACAAGATTACGATGCTAACAACATGGCAGTAATTCTTGAAAATCAAGCAAAACAATTGGTTGTCGAATCTACACAAACTAACGGAGGCCTTAACTCTGGCGGTGCAACCTTTACCCCTGGTACTGGTGAGCAGTGGGCTGGTGTTGCTCTTCCTTTGGTTCGTAAGATCTTCGGTCAAATTGCTGCAAAAGAATTCGTTAGTGTACAACCAATGAATCTTCCTGCAGGTCTAGTATTCTATTTGGATTTCCAATATGGTCAAACCAAGAGTCCTTTCACTGACGGCGATTCTGTATATGGTACTCCAAGTGCTAACTTTGGTAACCAAGCCGCTGGCGGTCTTTATGGCGCTGGTAAGTTCGGATATTCTTTAAACCAGTTTAGTTCTTCACTTTCTTCTTCTGCAACAGGATTTGTTTCTTCATCTGCAACTTTTGCTGATGTTGAATTTAACGCTGACTACTCTGCGTCTATCGTTGCAAAGAGTTTGACTAAGCTTGTTGTCCCTACAGCTTCTATTGCATCTAACATTAATGCAAATGGAGTTAGAGCTTTCATTATCACGTCTGGCTCTAGCTTGACTGCTGCTGATAACTTGCAACAATTCACTACAGTATCATCTTCTGCTGGTGGTGTATTTGTTAACTTTATTGTTAATGAAGCTGCTGTCGTAACAACAGGCGCAGGTGCTACATTTACTGTTTTTTACAATAAAGCAACAGACTTTAACTCTCGCGGAGACTTCGAAGACAGAACTGGTAACCCATCTGTTCCAAACAGTCTTTCTGCTACTTCAATCGTTATCCCTGAGATCAACGTACAAATGAAGTCTCAGACCGTAAGCGCTAAAACTCGTAAGTTGAAAGCACAATGGACTCCAGAATTCGCTCAAGATTTGAATGC